AATGGTCTAATAACTATGTTATCCATAAGTACAGAAGCAGTTCTAAGCTCTTCTGCATTATTACCAAATCCTGTATTGTCTTTTATCCCTAGTAATATAGGAGATACAATACCGTGACCTAACATTATCTTTTCTCTACTCTCATCAGATAAGAACTGATACTGAGCGTGAGCATCTGGTAAATGTATAGGGTCAATATCTGCTTTAGTTTCTATAGACTCGTTGAATGCTAGTATAAATTTACCTGCATTAGAAGTTCCACTAAACTTATCATATATTTTTCTTTCAATTAACTCTTGAGTCTCCTCATTAGGTACTCCATTGTTAAAGTTGATTAATAAAGAAGGCTGTAAACCTTGCTTTATGTTATTTATGTGATAATTACTTACTTCTTCTTCTAAAGAACAGTATTGTAAACATCCATGATAATCAACAGGAGCATAATAATAAAATCCACTTCTATATGGCTTGAATATATATAACTCTACTGTTTCACTCTTTTTACCGTTACCAAATGTAGGTATTCTCTTAGGATTATCACTAGGCTTTATATCTACCCACTTAGGATGATAATAATAAGCTCTAATAACGCCTTTAGAATCACATTTCTCAGCTCTTAGAGTTTCCATAGGGAAATGTAGTATCTTAACAATTTTAGTCTTAGACTTATTGTATACTACTTGCATAGCAGCTTGTCCTAGCATCTTATAATCATTAGAGACTCTCTTTACTTCTCTTGGTCTAACTAATAATTTAAATTTAGCGTACATTTCAGGAAATTCCTCGCTATCTGTAGCTTCTATACCTCTACCATAAATCATATCAACAATACCGTTAATACATCTACTGTTTGTCGGAGAGCCTAAGTATTTCTCTATAAGGCTATCAAAGTAATCATTGTTTTCTCCATAAGAAACCCAATCTTTACCATACACTTCCTTAACCTCTGGTGTTTCATAGCCAGATAAGTTTACTACCCTTATAGAATTGTTCTTGTTAGTCATCTAATATCACGTATTCGTTAGAAGGCTCTGCATATTCTGTGTAATCTGAATTACTTATAGAATATCTTCCTTCGTTATTATAAGGAACACTAGCATCTGGCAGAACAGATACTTTATCTCTATAAACTAACTTGTTTGTTGAAGTATTGAATATAGTAATAAAATAATCAAAACTTGTTCTTAGTTTACTTGTTGTGTTCACTTCAAATGCCAAATAATTATCATACTTAGTGCTTTCATCATTAGTAAAGCTAAAAGTATCATTTGTACTTTCCTCTAAAAACGATATTGTTAAAGAACCAGCAGATGCAACAACAGTTCCATTACCTAGAGTAGTATACGTTACCGAAGTACTTCTAGGAATGATGTTAAACGTCTGTGCATTATCATTATTTGTTATTATCATATTATGATAACGATATTTTTCTTTTTTGTTTTATAATAAAAAAGGGTAAGCTAATGCCTACCCTATTTTTACCAATAATAAACAATATTATTATTCGTTACTCATATTTGATGTTTGTACATCGAATCCTGATGTATTGCCTACAGCAACTAGTGTGCTTAGTACAAATAAAGATGGTAATACTTCTTTTCCTTCGAAAGTAATATTATATCCGTTTAAGTCTCCCATTGCTCCTCCTGTAGAAGTGTTAACAGAAACTTCACATCCATTTTGTCCTCCAGCTATTCTAAATTTCCCATTATAATCTTCAATGATTATATGAGGTCTACCGTAAGACAATAATTTTAATTGCATCATTGTATCAGCATTTTGAGCCTTAAGTACAAAAGCACCTGATTGAGTCCAGAATGAAGTTCCGTTATCTCTAGAATTTTCATTAGTTTCTTCAAAGGTATTGTTGTCTCCTCTTAGTTCGAATTTGTGTACGTCTACACCAGCGGTTAAAGTTGCTACCGTTCCGTCAAATGCAGCAGCGGTTGGAGCGTTAGAACTAGCGTCAGCCATCCCAGCGTACATAGCGTCTGAGTAATTAGCAATGTAAAGATTTTTAATCCCACCTACGGACTCTTTACACGCTTCTAGTCTCCCTTTTGATAAATCACAAGCCATTTTTTATATGTTTTTTAATAAAAAAGGGCAGGTAGAATATCCCACCTACCCCTTTTATATGTTAGTATTAATTTATATTAAGAATAAAGAACGATGTCAGAACCGATACCGTATTGTACACCAGCAGTAAATCTCATTACTATTCTTACGTTTTGACTTCCGTCAATGTCAGCCATATCGATAACTTTTACTTCATTGTGGTCAGATAATAAACCTGTACCGAAATATAAGTTAGACTTTTCAGCAGCCATTGCAGTATTGTCAGCTAATCCATTAGCAACAAAGATTCTTACGCCATCGAAAGATAATTCTCCTCCGTTGTACCATTGTGTACCTTCGCTCATTGTTCCAGCTCCACCTACGTTAGAAGCAAATCCACCTAAAGCTCTTACATAAGCTCTAGCGATGTTTTGTGATACATATAAGAATAAATCTTCTTTTCCGTATAATGAAGAAGGAATTGCATCAACGATAGCTCCTAATTGAGCGATAACATTTGAAGCGTCTACTGATGCAGCAGCTACGTCAATAACGTCAGCGTCAGCAGCAGCTAGTACAGTAAATCCGTCAAACTCTCCAGCGTTAGCGTTAACACCTCTCCAGATGTTTTGCTCATTCTTTTCAGCTACTTTAGCTACAACGTGAGCTAATAAGTAATCTTGGAAAGTTTTAGGTAATGAATCAAATGCAGAGTATCCCATAGATACTGCTTCCCAATCTGAACGGAAATCAGCTTTACATAATTCTAAGTTTACTTGGAATGTTTCTGGCTCGATAATTCTTTCTGTTAAAGTTACAGAAGAAGTTGCAGCGAAGTCACATCCTCCATTAGCGATAAGGTCTCCTGTAGCTAATTTCTTGATTACTTCTTTAAATTTAATGTTTGGTTTTACTTCGATACCACCTTTTTCGATAGTATTAGCAGATAATAAAGCAGCAGAAATATATTTCCCTGCAAATTCCCCTGCGTAAGTAGTTGTAATTGATGTTGTAGTTGCCATAATTGATATTAGTTGTTAAATAATTTGTTAAATACTCTTTGTTTTGTAGTTACTGATTGCTTCTGAGAATATAAATTCATTGTGTTTGAGCTTACTTCAGCTTCAGGAGAATGTGCGATAGACTCTGCTTCTTCAGATAACTCTACTTTGTCAGAGCTTAATTCTTCAGGAACTTCAGATGATTCAACCTCACTCACGTTGTCCATCATTTGGTCGTACATAGCTTTAAATTCAGCTACTACCTTACTTAATTCTTCTTTGGTAGCGTAAATGCTTTCTTCTTCTACTACTTCTTCAACCACGTCTTCTTCGATTACCTCTTCTTCTAAAGAAGTCTCATCTACTGTTTCTTCAGCAAGTTCTACTTGCTCTTCTACTACTTCTGTTTCTACTTCAGCAGAAAGCTCCTCTTGAACAGGAGTTTCTTCTTCAGCTTCTACAGAAAGTAATACGTTTTTAAATTTGTTGATAATTTCTGTTGCTTTCATAAATAATTATTATAATTTGTTAACGTTTAATAAATAATCTGTTTCATTTTCGGATTATTGTGAGTTGTTTTGATTAGTTAAACTACCAATTCCTTGAGCTTGTAAACTACCATCACAGCACTTAGTGCTATAGGTATTATCTTTACATAAACAAGCTCTTTTACTATTTTTTGGACTTAAATTACTTGGTGTTTTTTTCATTTATCTATTTGTTTTAGTTTATTTATTGCCCAGTTAATTCCAGAGCTACCACCCCAAGCATCCCACATAATACCTCCACATCCCTCGCTATAAGGAACATCTTTATTCTGTTGATGTCTTTTAAATGAAGCCATTCTAGCTATTGTTGAACGAGATATATTTTCTCCTGATGCTAATTGATTAGCTCTTGTCCATCCTACTAGAGTTCCACAATCACTACCATTCTCTTCTTTCCACTTTAATGCTCTCTTAGCATTGTTTCTTGCAGCTTGTGGATAATCACTATATGTTTCTAATTTTACTTCTTCTCCTCTAAGCAAAAAGTCCTCTAGTTGAAATAATTTAGCTAATGCTTCAAACTCATCATAGTCCATTTCTTCTTTTACGCTCTCTCTTGGTCTTTCGTCTAGTTTATCTGTAAAGAATCCTTCTATACTAAATCCTTTTACTTTACCTTCTTTAACAAACTCTTCCCAAATCTGGTCATTATTTACTTTTACAGAAACCATCCAAGTTCCTACTGGTAAGTCAAGATTATATTTAGCCGATTTATCTTTCTTCTCATCTTCTATTATCCAACTCTCTACAACACTTAGTCCGTTTAATTCTACTTCGTGTTCTAATGTTGAGTTATTCTGCTTACCCTTAGTCAAAAACAGCTCAGAAGCTTTTCTTACAGTTTCTTTAGAGAAGAATATATAATACTCTTCTTCTCCGTTATGTCTGTATATCTTCTTGTCTGGTATTAAAGCAGCTCCCATAAGTATGCGTTTCTCAGCATCTACTTCAGCTAACTTAATCTCTTGTGCTTTTAAAGCAATGAAGTCTTCTTCTATTGCAGGGTTTTCAACTATAGATATAGCTTCTATACCAGCAAAATCATTTTCTTCGTCTATAAATAATTCTATAATATTTTCTTCCATAATTTGATAACGTATTTAATGTATTTTGTTTTATATTAGTCTCCTCCTAATGAAGCCCCTGTTGATATTTGTAAGTCTAATTCTTGTTGTGATGTCATCTGACTACTTACTACATAAGCTTGAACAGGTTCTTGAAATTGACTACCTACTGCTTCGGCTAATTGATTAGTTCCTGTAGAACCAACTAAGTTAAAGTCAAATGTTCTTCCTCCAACAGCTCCTTCTGAAGTGGATGTTCCTCCGTCTTTTGTAGGTGTCGGTGTTTTTAATATACTGTTAACATTCGCAAGACCCATGGCTGTTACTATAGCTGCCTGAGCTATATTCCAAGGTCCGTAAGGTTTAGCTCCTAATGCAGCATTGGCAGCTTCATAAGTACTCATTAAAGCAGCAGCAACACTTGCGGCTTTATTTATAGCACTACCTTCTTCTGCTATTTGAGCAATGGCTTGAAAACCTAGAGCAACTATGGCTCTTTTAGCTTCATCAGTTTTTTGAGTCAATACTAAACTCTCATTTTGGAATTGTTTTTCTGCATTTAATTTATTTCTTTCTATGTCAGTTATAGCCTTACCTTGTCTTTTCCTTTCTTCTATCTCCTGATTGAAAAAGTATACTTTTTGGTCGTATTGAGCTTGAAGCAACATAGCTTCTGCATTTAAAGCGTCAACTCCAGCGTCTTGAGTCATACCAAACGTCAGAGCTTGTATTTCTCCAGCATCAACTGCTTCTTGATATTTTTTAGCAAATTCTCTAGCTATTTCTAATTGAAAGCTTATTCTTTTAGATGCTTGAGTCATTGTTAATTCTGTTAAAGCATCTTGATGCTCCTTTTCTGCTTGTAGTTCTGTTTCGTTAAAAAGAGCTTCTGCTTCTGCTATTTTAGCAGCATTCTTGCTAGTTGATTTAAAATTCTTTAACCTAAGCTTTTCTTTTTCTATAAAAGAATCATGTCTATTTTGTAAGTCCTCTCTTTCATATTTTTGCTTTATTTCTAATTTCTTAAATTCATTCTCCTCAGTAGCTAACTCTTCATCTCTCTGAAACTTTAGTGTTATTTTTGATAAATCAAGTAATCTTTGTTTAAATGACTTTATTGCTTTAGATTCATCTCTATCATCATCATCTCCAAATATTTTGTTTACTATACCTTCTTCTCCAAATATATCTGTTAATTCTGATACAGCTTCTTTCGCCCTATTTATACTTCTAACTGATGCCGCAGCTAATGCTTCTGGAGAGCCTTGTTCAAATTCATCAAGTTTTCCATAAAACATTTCTATAATACCTCCGTCAGCTAAAAACTGCTCTTTAGCTTGTTCATCTGCTTCAATCATCTCAGAAACACTATCTATCATTTCTTTAGAAAACTGTTTTCTAGCTTCTAAAGTTTTTTTAACTACTTTTGCTTGTAATTTTTGAACCTCATCTTGTATTGCATTTGCTAAAGCTAATTCTTCTAAAGCTAAAATTTGTTTCTTAATAGCTTTTGTAGACTCCTCTGTTAATTTACCATTATCATCTATAGATATATTTAAGTCTTTGTACTCATCATTAGCTTTTTTTACAGATTTAGCTAAATCTTCATTAGATATATTACCTCTTTCTACTTGGTTTAGTAATATTTTTAAATCAGTACCTGCTTTTGAAGCAGATTCTCTAAAATCATCTAATCCTTTCTCAGCACCTCCAGATGTCATTGATATTTTCTCCATTACAGCAATAACAGCTTGTATTGCTAATAGTATACCTAGAGGTCCTAGTATAGTTGAACCTATTTGACTTAAAGCACCTCTAAAACCTATAGCTTGTTTAGTTGTTTCATCAACTTTCCTAGTCATAAACAAGAAGTTAGATGCTAACTGAGAGATGTTGTTCGCCATACCTCTAATTCCGTAGTTAGAATCTGATATAGTTCTACCAAGTTCTAATACTGTTGCAGTAGCTCCACCAGTTGCTCCTGAAGCTCCTCCTGCTTTTGCCTTTCCTCCTGTTACAGAAATTTTAGCTAGTTCAGCGTTAAGTTGTTTAGTGCTAAGAGTAACATTGTCCATAGAAGCAATCGCTTGACCACCTTCTACTTTTATTACTATAGTTTTTGTTGTTGATGAGCTTGTTGCCATTATTTATTTCGTTTTATTGCGTTTTTAAATTCTTTCCAATTAGTAGGTGCTAAATATTTACCTTTAGCTATATTTATATCTTCGTCTTTAACATCCCAATCAGATGTTCCTAATAAATCTATTATCTCTCTTATCATATTATTTGTTTTATGGACACGGACAACTTATAGATGTAATTACTCCTTGTGAGTCTAAAACCATAACCATAAAACAACCACTATCGCAATAAGTGTCATCATTTGACGACCCTGATTGAGTGTATGTTCCTGCTGCGGCAGTAGAGTTTAATTCGCTATCAGTAAACATTGTGTCTCCTATTGATAAATCTTGTAATGTTCTAATAGATAAACTAAAATATAATGAGACAGAATTATTTTGATAAGAAACAACAGTAGAGTTAAAGTCAAGACCTACTATGTTTATTAATTCTAATGTAGCCTTGCCTGTATTTATATTCATTTGTATCTTATTTATCTTATAACTTGTGCCTGATATAATTAGTTTGTCGTTTAATTGTAACTTAGTAACTAATTTTAAAGGTAATGTAGCTTCAAACTTAGATAATCTTGACTTTTCATTGTATATAGGCACTATATAGTTAAAGTAGTAATTGTTAAACAGGCTTTCTGTATTTACATTATTTACAAAGAACTCATCTCCTTCTTCGCCAAAATGAATTGACTGTAAATTAGTAGACGCAGTTTTTGTTAAAGTATTTGCTGGTCTTATATATTGGTCAAAATCATCATCATCTGTATTAAATATAGCGTACTGTCCAGCGTCTTGTTTTATACAATAAAAAACTAAAGGTTTTCCAAGTACTGGGTTTTGGTCTTTACTAACCATCCATCCCCATTGTATAGTAGTCCTTTCTGTGTCATCATTTTGATTAGTCATTCTCTCATACATAAGATGTTCAAATCCTAATTTAACAGAATACGTTCCTCCATCAAAGGCTAAAGGGCTGCTTATAGCATTAGACCTGTTACTAAGTCTTTCATTACCAAATTCATCATTAGTTATTTCATTACTGTTGACTATAGCAAAAGTAGAAGCTTGTTGATATTCAAAATCTATCTTAGAATATATGTTTGCTTTATCTACAGTATGTTTGTCAGCGTGTATATATTGACTTACATCGTGACTTGTTCCTTCATCATAAAATTTATCTAATGTTCTTACTTTAATTGTTTCTCCATCATAAAAAGCAGTTAGATTAAACATCTTAAATATAGATGTTAAAAAGTCTATAACTTTCATCTTAGGCATATTATCTACTATATTTATACCTGAAGAAACGCCTATAGCGTTACCTCCATTGTATGTATAGTTAGCAGTATAGCCAGCAGAACCACCTGAGTTATCTACCTCATTGTATACTATATTAAAACTATTTACAGCTATTTGAGTTATTCCTCCTTGTGTTCTTACTTTAAATATAGGAGTAAAAGTTTGTGTTCCTTCGCCACTTCCAAGTTCCTTTTGTATCGTATAACTTCTAGTAACAGCAGCATCTCCAGAATGCTCTGAAGTTCCTATTATTTCTCCTGACTCTCCATCAAATAATTCTAAAGTATATAATCCTGCTCCAGTGTTAGGAGTTACTTGTATTTGGTAATTATAATAAATTTCAGTAATATCAGGTCCGTCAACTACAATAGAAGTAACTAAATCTTTATTAGAATTACTTCTAGGGTCATTATTACCAGTAGGAGTTGTATTTATAAACAAATAATCATCTAAATCAAGTTTTATTTCGCTTATTGCTATTTGTGAAGATAAATCTCCTTTTTC